AATCCATACTTGACCTTGATATTATTATCAAGAAGAATACTACCAACAGACGTAGGACTAATGGTGATATTACCATAAACAGTCAATGCTTCTGTGGCAGTGGTTGTACCAATACCAACAGAAGATACGGTGTTAATTCCAGTAGTATTCTTGGACCAGTATCCTGTTCCGAGACCCGCTACAATGTTGGTCAGTGCGATAGAAACGTTAGTAATGGAAGAGATCTTACCATTACCATCAACTACAATCTGAGGGACTGTAGAATCATTACCATATGTTCCAGGACTTGCACCAGTAAGATTCGTAAGAGCACCACCATTACCAAAGAATTGTGTGGCAGTAACAACTCCACTCAGATTAAGACTTGCATTGCCATTTAATGAATCTGCAACGTCTGCTCTATTTGCCCTTGGTGCAACAACCTGTTGAGAGTAGGAAAGGATGGACCAACTATCACCATCAATACCTACAATCCAGTCACCAGAGTAGACACTAGAAATTCCAGGGTTAGTGTACGTTGCAATACCAACGTCAGCACCACCCTTAGATACAATGAAATAATCACCAGTATTAATACCAACACTAGGAAGTGTCAGACCGATTCCAAGTCCTGGTCTTCCTTGACCTACAATAGTCAGACCAGTTACTACACCCGCAACGGCATCATAGAAACCTACAATGTTTAGGTTGGTTCCCAATGAATTGATTTGCGCTTGCAGAACTCCTACATCAACAGAGGTAGAAATTCCAGTCAGTTGAGATCCATCACCCCTGAAGGAGGTTGCAGTAACAATACCACCAACAACAGTGATACCATTGGCATCAACAGTTTTCGTCAAGAACCCAGTATCATTTGTGAACTGGGAGAGTGCTGTTGGAGTATTAGTTAGATTTAGATAGTTTCTATAATAAGATGGTAACTGATTATCAAAGTATACTGCATTGGTAGCAATACCTGATATGTCAGAATACCTTGCGGTATCGAGTCCTGTAATGGGGGTTAAGCCTGTGCCATCACCTAGCGTATTATAAATCTCGGTAAAGTTTTGGTTTACCTTGATAGCCCCCTGTCTCAGGGTATCTCCCGTACCGTCGTTACTGGCAGCTCCAGTATTGATTAACTGAATAGGCATTATCGACAGGGATTAACACATATAAAGTATTTATCACCCTGTCTTTCGGAGGTACTTGAATTTGAGTGCTTGTATCATCCAAGCTTGAGATAAACTCTTGGGGCCATGAACGAGTATTTCTACTTCTTTGTCCCCAAGAGTAGGATCACTTAGAGCTAATTTTTTCCACTCTGGGAGTTGAGTCATTATAGTTTGAATCCTGAGAAAGCATCCTTTGTAAGATCTTGTTTAATTCCACCCACTACATAAGATTCTACTTCAGTCTCTTGTGGTGCAACTTGCAGACCCTTGGAAGAGATCCAATGTTCAGTCCAAGGAAGTGGATTGTTCTTTGCTGGAATATCAAAGATAGGTTTCAATCCAATCGCCTTCATGCGACGATTAGCAATCCATTCCACATATTGAATCAAAAGTTTATCATTAAGACCAATCATACTACCATCTTTGAAAAGGTATTGGGCCCATTCCTTTTCCTCTTCAACAGCCTTTCTGAACATATCAATGACGTTCTCTTCTTCCTCTTTAGCAATCTGTAACATGTCAGGATCATCACCATCCTTCCACTTATTCATGATGTTCTGAGTCAGGACTAAGTGTTGGTTTTCGTCCCTGGCGATAAGAGAAATGATCTTTGCCGATCCTTCCATGAGCTTAAGTTCGCCAAAAGCGAACGAGCACGCGAAGGAGACATAGAATCTAATTCCCTCCAGAATGTTGACGTTTGCGACTGCTCGATAGAGTTTTCGTTTGAGTTCATAGAGTTCGTTTTCTGCGCTAGGAACCCCATCTAGATAATGCTCCCACATTGGACCAGACCCAAAGTTCTGTGCAGCATTAATGAATTCATTATAGGCTTTCGTAACTGATTCAGCTCTAGAGAGGATCTTCTGGTCATCAAGAATGGTGTCGAAGACTTCAGTAGGATCTGGATATACATTCTTGATGATATATGTATAAGAACGAGAATGTATGAGTTCCATAAATTCCCATGCTGTCATAGCAGCTTCCAATTCAGGAAGAGAACAATAAGGAATAAAAGCCATTCCAGGACCACGACCCTGAACACTATCCAAAAGGATCTGATACTTGAGGTTAGAAGTAAAGATATGTTTCTGTTCATCTCTTAGAGACTGATAGTCAGCTCTATCTTTCTGAAGAGAAACTTCTTCTGGACGCCAGAAGTATCCAAGTTGTTGTTGAGTCAGTTTATCAAAGACAGGATACTTATAAGAATCATATCTTTGAACTCCTAAAGGAGCACCGAAAAACATCGGTTGCTTCTTTAGGTTTACTTTATTTTGATTGAATACCGTCATCCCTTCAGGGAGAACTTTGATGTCGTCTTTCTTTGTTCTTTCTTCAGATCTTACAAGATTCACAGTCTTCTTCCTCCTGGGTTTCGATATCGGATACTAGTTGCTCTAAGGATAATTTCTTTTCGTCTAACTCATCATTCTTCATATCGTGGGTGTTCTGGTAATAAGAGGTCTTCCAACCATACTTGTAAGTATTCAGAAAATCATTTGCCATCACAGTAACTGGCACTTCATTGTCTGGATAGTTCTCTGGATTATAACTCCAGTTGCCAGAGATTGCCTGGTCGAAGAACTTTTGCATAACAGCAACAATCTTTATATATCCTTCATTAGATTTCATGTCCCAGAGCAAAGTATAATTGTTCTTCAGAGATTGATACTGCGGAACAATCTGCTTAAGAGGCCCTTTCTTTGACTTCTTAATGGACAAGTAGTCTCTAGGAGGTTCGATTCCATTGGTTTCGTTTGACACAACGGAACTGCTCTCTGATGGCATCTGTGCGGACAGTGTTGAGTGCCTGAGACCATGTTCTTTGATATCTGCGCGAAGACTATCCCAATCATAGTGGAGTTCCTCAGAAGTAATCTCGTCTACGTCCTTCTTGTATGTATCAATAGGGAGAATGCCATCAGAATACTTTGTACCACTGAACTGAACGCAGCGTCCTTTCTCTTTTGCAAGTTGATTAGATGCTTTCAGAAGATTATATTGGAAAGACTCTGTGAGTCTATGTACCGCGTCCCAGGCGTCCTGTGAGTCGTACTTCCACCCATTCTTAGCCAAATAGTGTGCAAGACCAATATAACCGATTCCAAGGGATCTACGACCCAACGTGGCCAACTCAGCAGCGTTAACAGGATAGTTCTGATAATCAATCAGTTCTTCAAGTCCACGAACAGCGATGTCACAAAGGTTCTCCAGTTCATCAAGATCACGTAGTTTGCCGATGTTGATAGCAGAGAGAATGCACAAGGCAATCTCACCATCAATAGCATCAATATGATTAAGTGGTTCTGTGGGGAGGGTAATCTCCTGACACAGGTTACTCATGTTCACCTTGTCTTTGAACGAGGAGTGACTGTTGCAATGGTCGATGTTCATAATATAGATTCGACCAGTCTCTGCTCTCTCCTTCAGGAGATCCAGAATGAGTCCTTGAGCACGGACAGTCTTTCTTGGAACACGGACATCTCGTTCATAATCCACATATAAATCGTCAAATCTATCAGTACCAAAAGCATCATACAGACCTGGCACATCGTGAGGGCTGAAGAGGGAGATCTCCCCATCTTGGATGAATCGCTCATAGAACAGTTTACTGATTTGGATACTGTAGTCTAAACGACGAACACGATTATCTTCGGTTCCTTTATTGTTCTTTAAGACTAGGATGTCTTCGATCTCTTGGTGCCAGATAGGAAAGTGGACAGTAGCTGACCCACCTCGGATGCCGTTTTGTGTGCAGCATCGGACAGTTGACTCAAACTTTTTGAGGAAGGGGACCACACCTGTGTGTTGAACCTCTCCGCCTCTGATCTTACTGTTGATGCCACGGATGCGGCCCGCGTTGATGCCGATTCCCGCCCTTTGTGCAACGTAGCGGCCAATTGCCATATCAGAGCTAAAGATAGAATCGAGGGTGTCATCAACATCAACAAGAACACAGCTAGCAAATTGTCGAAGTGGAGTTCGCACTCCCG